CAGAAAAAGCTTATTATGCTTCCATCGGAAACGATGATCTGGCAGCCTGAGTTCACAGATAAAACACTCTCCAGGAAACCCGGGGCGGTTCAGCGTCTGAAGGATCGGAAGTTTTTCCCGGAGCTGACTCCTTACCTTTGCTTTCACTTTCAGTGTCTTTGAGGATCTTAGCTATGGTCGCAGCCACCTTTACACAATCCTCGGTGCAAGACATGTTACGCACGGCCACATCGATACCATGTTCTTTTAATAATGAAATTGGTTTCTCAATGACAGGCCAGTATTCATCCATGAAATCTACGAACGGTGCTTGGCCATCCCAGGCTCTTGCAACCGGACAGAGAAAGAAGTTTAGAAAAAGCGCGCGCTGATCTTTGCCACAATAAGCAATAGCCTCTGAAGCCTTTGGTTTAAAGACTTTTTCGATTATAAGGCGCTGAGTTGCCATCAGATTACGTCTCGTTCCGTTAAAGACCTGCCCCATTTTTCGCTCGATGAACACGTCTTCTAAGGCATTCCATAGTGACCAGGAAGGAACGCGTCCTTTTTCTCTCATTTTGTTGGACACACGAATATCGGTAAACAAAATGTGAGCAACCTCATGATCGAGAAATCCGCGCACAGCATTCATCAATGCCGGTGTTGCGTTATCCGGGATTGATGGGATGTTTACGAGAATTGGCTCTCCATCATCGCTATAGCGTACATAAGCGTCGTCCCCTCGTTCTGCAACAGGGATGTTTTTACCTGAAAGGAGAGCGACTACTCGTTTTACACTGTCACGGAAGTCCTGAACCTCTTTGATGGAACGTTTTTTAGACATGGCTAATCCTTTGTTATGAAAACAAATTATTTACTAGTGTGTTTAATGTAGCACTGCGCGAACAGGGAACTAAGCCATTCGCGCAGGGAGAAGAGGGGTTAACAGATTCTGACGGCTAAAGACCCGGAGCCGGTATTGAGAAGCGTGAAGCGTTTGTTGTTAAGTTCGAATATAAAGCCAGTTGTGTCATTCACACCAACCTGAATCTGCTCATTCGGTAGATCGGTGAGGATGTCAGCTACACACTCATCAGCTAATTTCTGTACGTGTCCGATCTCAAGAGCGATTAGGTTGGAAATAGTGGTTTTCATTCAATCAATCCATTCTAACTTATACTATGGTAAGGAATACTACTAAAATTTGTATCAATACTGAATGCATCTATATCAGATGCAAGTTAATTTTCTTACCTATTTTGGGCTAGTTTTTCTCCATGCATGGACCTTTGCTCGGTCTTACAAGTGCCTGCCGAAAAAATGATAATAGCTTTACAACCCTAACCTTTGATGTAATATCGGTAAGCACTTACCAGAGAGAATTAAACGCGCAAAGGTTGTAACAATGTCTGACAACAAGATTGAATTTATAGAAAGTCGCTATGCTGCTTTTATCGCAGGGCTGATTGAATCCTCACCTATGAGTCAGGCCCAAATAGCCAGACTTATTGGTTATAAAAATGCCAACAACCTTTCTTTAATTAAAAGTGGCAAAATTCCTTTGCCTATCGATAAGGTTCGTCCGTTGGCGCTGGCGCTGGGTATTGAGCCAAGTCGTCTAATGATGATGGTGCTGGAAGAACGCCAACCTGAACTCGCAGCATTTTTATACAAAGAAGGCACCGCTCCTCTTAACGAGGACGAAAAACAGGTTCTTGCTGCATATAACGAGCGATTCGGTAAAGAGAAAGGCGCATCACAAAAGGTTGTTGAGGCCATAAAGTCTCTATGAAAAATTTACACGAATAAGCTCTGTTGATAGACGATCTCCCTTGAATTTGTGGTCAATTTCGTCTAAATCCGGTTGCTCTACGATTGATGCGATGTACGTCGAGAAACTTTCTAAGGCGTCTCGCATCTCGTCCATATAATCGTGCCGGTCGTAGACCCGATCTATCCCCTCAAGACTGTGGTTCATAATTTTGCGTGATACCTCCTGGCTTATGCCTAATGCTGGGAAGTAACTACGCGCAGTACGGCGCAAATCTCGGGGTGTAAATGGCTCAAGCTCCATCAGTTCTGGTCGTTCCAGAATACGACGTAATGCCTGGGATATTGCCACTTTAGACATAGGAAGGTCTTTCCCGATTTTTTTATTCGAAGGCACGAGCCACTGGCTGTCTTTACCGTATTCGAACAACTCTTCAATGCATGTGCGCATTAATGTGCTTAAAGGCAGCGAATGCTCACGTGCTGACTTGTTTCTTTTGCCTTGATTCCAAACCCCACGCTTAAGATTGAACTCACTTTTTTTAGCCCGCAGTACTTCGTCAGGTCGTCTTGCTGATACAAGACACAGCCTGGCCGCCCATTTTGTACCAGCGCACACATTGAAGTAGTCCCATATATTCCAGAACACCCATACCTCTGCGTCGGTCAGCTTCCGCTCGCGAGGTGTGGGCTTTGCGCCACCGGCAACTTTGTTTAGTGACATATCGTTTAACGGTGACACGTCTATCATCCCCTGGAAGGCGCACCAGCTAAGGAACTGCTTCATCAGAGAGAAAACGCGGCGGCCCATAACAATTTTGCCATCCAATATTAGAGGGTTGACCAGTTGGTTAACCATGAACCTTTTGCCCGGAACGGTTCGCTCTTCAGCATTTGGAGGTAGTTATAATTAAAAATATCAGTAATAGCTTTTAGAACATCGACGTCTCTTTCTGAGTAATTATTCTGGCTCACCTGGTGCGCCATTTGAAGCAGTAAAGATTGCTGAGTTTCGGCCAGTGTCTTCCAGTTTTTTAATTGCTCAACGGAATAGGCATATTTGTCAGAATCAATGAGTGCGGCATGTGAACGACACATCCATATACCGTTATCAATCGAGCTTCGCTGTTCTGGGGTTAAGCTATGATCATATCTCGGTCCACCTGGCGCTGCTGCTGTAATATGGGCCGCAATACCATTATTAATCCTGCCGTTTGTATTGCTGCTATCTGGACCTACAGTTGTCTGGTTGCAGCTAGGATAAGAGCACTTCCAGCCTACGCGTTCGGCTAGTGTTCGCTTCACCGATGGGGAAAAATCATCTCTGTTACTCACATTTAACCTCGCAGTGTTAAACAATCTATGGCTATTTGCTATTTGCGTTTGTCTTCTTTCAAGCGTGAAACTTTAATCATCTTATCGGTGATAGAAAGCAATGTTACACCCTCTTTTTCGTTCACAAAGCCTGCACCGTTAATCACCATTACTAAACGATCCTTCCCTCGATAGACTTCATAATACTTGCCTGCACCACAGGTCTTTGTCTCAATACAGTCCATACCTGAGATAGCTTCTTGGTCGAAAATTCTGTCTTTCGTTGCTACCGGTTTTCCGTACTCCCTTGTCATCATTTCACCGATCTGCATGAACGTATACTTACCGACATTTGTCGTTAAAGACGATTCAACCTTTCCATCAATGAGATTTCCATGCGTATGTGGTTCCTGTTCATTCGGTGCATTTTTATCTTGAAGAGCGAATACCTCAATACTGGGTGTTTGCTCTTGGAACTGGGCTTTATAGTTCTGTGCAAGATCGCTTTTATCTCTACCTATTAAGGTAATTTTGTCGATCTCCGATTCGTTACATCCCGTCAGAGCGAGCATGATTACCAGAGAGGCAAGAATATTGAGGTTGCGCTTATTCATTGGCTTATCTCCATGTTTTTCTGCCACATCCTGTCACCCACATGCAGGCAGTCTAATGCTGCCGTTGCTAAATGAAGACCCAAAAGTGGTAAAACCATACCTGGAAATATTCTGGAGTCAACCCAGTAAAAAAGGGGCCGAAGCCCCTTTGAATTTTGCGCTGAAAAAAGTGTTGCTAGGATGTTAGCAAGCTATGGTTAAGAACGTCTGCCGTAATTGTCTATCACAGCGTTGAGCGGTCTGGTTTATGTTAGCGGAGTCTTAATCTGGGTGATTAAAAGGCCAAACCGCTCAACGCTGTGTCTGGCGGAGAGTAATGGAATCGAACCATCATCGCTTGCGCAATGGGACGGTTTTCAAGACCGCTTGAGCACCATGCTCCCTACTCTCCAGTGATTGTGGTGGTCGGTGCTGATCTCCGACACAGGGTTGTAGCAAGCCCCGCAAAGCGCGCACTACTGTAGTTGCGGCACATCAGCCTGTGCATTCACCACAATGTTGAGAACACTGGTTGTCACGCGGCAACGCAACATTTATTCATAGATTGGGATATGACCCCGTTACGCCAATGTTCTCAATATTATGTTGGTGCCGGTTAACGGACTTGAACCGCTGGCCATTCGCTTACAAAGCGACTGCTCTACCAACTGAGCTAAACCGGCAATTTGGTGGGGAGTGATGGAGTCGAACCACCCGAGTCGCCATGACAGTAGATTTACAGTCTACACCGCTACCTCTACGGACTAACTCCCCTAAATTGGCGATGGTGGGTGGATTCGAACCACCGACCAGTTGGTTAACAGCCAACTGCTCTACCGCTGAGCTACACCATCAATTCAGCACTGCCAGTATTTATTACTCAACAGTGCCAATCGCGGCGGTGTTAGTTTTTGCCAATAAACGCACCGCTACTTGCACTTTTCGTTAGTGCCAGACGTTTTCGACTTCGCTCAATAGAAGGCAAAATCTTTAAGTAGATGATGTTTCTGAGGACAGCACCTACTTTGTAATTTATACAATGTGATGTATGGAATCATTTGTTGTGAAAACAGGCACCAATGGCAACAGTGGTTAAACCTACACAACAATCCTGTCTTCACAACGTTGAGGCCACTACTCCGATTGAATGTTTGCCCAACATGTTACATATCAACGCTCGCCGGTATCTCTGTGAATAGAACCTTAGAATTGATAAAAATGTAATGGCCTCAACGTTGTGTGCTGGCTAACCATACCAGCCGGGCTACGCCGCCGCTTTTTAACCCAGTATAAACGACATAATTGAACAAAATGACGTAACAGGATGGGCGGTCAGTGGCTAAGAATCCGGGAGTCATATTGAGTTGAAAATATAACGACCGCCCATTCTGTTACTTCATCAGAGGGAACATGAATGTTCCCTCCTGCGTTCTGCAATCACACTCGCTCAGTGTGTCCCATTTCGGTAACGAGGCTGGAAACTGACCTCGCTGGTGTTTGGCTTATTAGGCTACTGCCAGATAGACTTCTTCGTTTGCACTTGTATTTAAGTTCAAACAGTCGCGTCTCAACGAAAACAAAGTCATCTTATACATAAAAGATAAGTAAGTAAATACTTATCATTGTATTTTTATTCGGTTGTGACTTTTTTGATCAATGCCACTCTACGACTAGGTGTTCTTGTGATGGTGGCAGTGAATCGTTTCGCTTGGATAGTAATGGTTTCGTTCTCCTTAAGTTGCCCGTAGCGAGTTTCCACCAGGGTGCCAAGACGCCACAGACCATCATCGATACGTTTATGACTAGCAAATTTAATCAGCAACAGTTTTACGACTAACTGACCTACGTAAAAGGCGAATGCGACTCCGGCCGCTAAGAAATAGGTGGCCAACCACCAGTCCCAAGAAGTTAAATTGCTCATTTTCTAACCTTTGTTTCATGAACTACCCGATACACACGCTTTCCGATGCACAGTGTTTTGGTTTTAAGTTCCTGCTTAATTAAATCACGACAGATGCCGAAGCCAATAAGGAAGCCACCCATAAAAGCTAATGAGATGTATGGAATCATTTTAACGCTCCTGATTCTACTAATTGCTGTAGCAATACTTTCCCTTTATCAGTTAACTGGTAGTTGGCCGAACACTTCGTTTCAGAAACGTTTGCAACCAACCCTAAACGCTCTAACTTAGCTCGCGTTTTAGGCTTCCAGTACTCAGGGAACTCCGGCCACTTACTGATTTCATGAAGCGTTTCCTTCTCCCGTTTACTTAATACGATCATCCTTAATCTCCTTCACTGTGTGGGTTATTTCTACAATGCGATAAATACGACCGCGTCGTTCTATAACACCGCTTTTAATGTAGTCATTGATGCAACTGGACATCACCACAATACCGATTAAAAAACCAACCGCTAAAAATGCAATCATCCAGCCGAGCATCATTCTTTATCTCCGATTCGATCTTCTGTATCGCGTAAGCAACGCGGCCATTTCAGTCGTGGGTGGCGTAAGCTGCCGTCCGGTGTTTTCTCGTGACAATGAACCTCAACAATACGACCACGGTACTTCTCTTTGTTGTTCCAGATCTCGTCCAGATATTTATGCTTAATGCCGCTCGCACGCACGATGACGCCGTTTTCAAGACGAATAACAATTTTTCCAAGCGTGTTGGCAAAACCAGAGTCCGGGTCGCCCGGCTCAAAGTCGATAATTTCACCATCTTCTGAATCTTCGTCTTTTAACTTCCACCAGCTGCGGGTACGTTTAAACTCGTAAACAGAATCCGGATCTTTGCCCATCTCCCCCTCTTCGTTCTCGTCCAGGCGCTTCATGAAGCGTTCGATAAAGTCTCCATGGCTATGGATGATGTAGAACGGATGCAGGTGGATATCTTGCGCGTAATCTTCCCCGCAAGTGTTGCGGAACAACGCCACCAGCATAGCCAGGCGCTCTTTCAGCTTCATGCCGGTCTTCAGGTACTCTTTGCTTTTTGCCTGAGCACGCCATTCCGGTAAGAAGAAATCGAAGATGTGGTAAACGGCACCAATGGCTTTCACGTTCTTCTTGCGAAGCGCCGATACGGACTGGTTGAACGTACCTGCAGTACCCTCACCATCGAAGAAGATGTGCTTGAACCCGGAGAGTCTGCCTCGCTCCAGCATGGCCGGTTTAAGGTGATCGAGTGACGTAATCGGATTTCCGGTACGCGTCAGGAAGTTCACCTCTTCCTCGTCAACGATGACTTCGCAGATAACCCGGAGACCATCGAGTTTGAGGCTGCCGATCATTGGCCACTTGGCCTTTGGATTTGGTTTAAATGGGTATTTGTCGCCTTTCTCCTTGTACGGAGACGCCAGCTGTACCTCAAACTTCGGAATTGGGTTTTCGAACACCTTGTTGCACAGGCTGATGCCGACGCCGGCTTTCGGATCTTTCAGCAGGAAGCGACGAAACACGTCCTGCCCGTCAGCGCACATTGAGGCAACGAGTGATTCGACAGCAGTAATGGCCGCGTTCCCGGTCAGTTCGCGCGCCGCCAGCTTCTCCAGCAGCTCGACTACCTTCTGGTCGATGGGTACGGAAGTATCGAGTGGCTCGACCACTTTGTACTTCTTCACACCGAATCGAATGAATGGGTTGAGCATTAGCGAGACCATGCTCTGCTCAAATTCATCAAGGTTGGCCAGCGCCTCTTTTTTGGCGTTGGTTCCCATCGTTTTTATGGCATCCAGCTTGTGCTTTAGGGCGATCAGTTTTTCCATTAGTGTTTAACCTCCATCGGTCGCTCGGGAGTTTTCATGTGTTTTCTTTGGTTGCTTCTTCAATGAGTGCCGCGTACACGTCAGTGACAGGCGCCAGTGAATCGGTGGACGTGGTTTCGGGTTTGGCTGGTTCTGTTTTCTTCGTGCGTTGAATCGTCATGGTGTTGCGCTTCCGGGTAAGCGTTCTGGCGTGGTCGTTTTGCTCTTCCACTTCTTTGATAAGCGCAGCCATATCGATGAAGTAGAGCTGTTCGCCTTTGCGGATCTCTTCGACCATCATCTTCAGCGCCTGGCATTTTCCAGCAGCAATGGCCGCAGCGCAGGACTGGAACGATGTCGCTGGGAGACGCTTCTCTTTGTAGGCGAGGATGGTGTGCTGGCAGACTGTATAGCTGCAATGGGCCTCATGGCCGTTGATCTTCACTTCCTGACAGCGCAGCGAATAACCGTTGTTTCCGGAGATAGACGGGATTTTCGACAAATCTGTTTTTGTGGACATGCTTCTAACCGTAGTCGTGTACTTACTTATTGAGCGCAGTTTAAAAAAGCCCCACCAGGGGGCTAAATGGTTTATCAAGGCTTACCAGGTAGCCCAGCCAGTCATTTTGTCCTGAGCGGCTTCGAACCGGTATGGTTCCAGTAAATCGTTGGCATGGTGGACGGCGTAGGATTTTGCCTCCTGTTTAATCATCGGCAGCTCGTTGGCCAGGCGTGCCACCTGCCCTGCAAAACTGGCGAGCACACCGTCACATGTCTGACCCGCGTCGACAATGATGCGCACCAGGTCTAAGTCGCTGCGGCACATATCGCAGATGATGCCGTATTCCACCTCACGAATGCGCTCAACGGCTTTTTTGGTATCGCCACTGACCACCAACTCCAGCAAACCAGGTGGGGTTGTCAGATCTGTAACGCGTTCGGTAACTTCAGGCAGTTCGACAATGCTCAGGAACGCCGCGATAGAAGGATCATCCTCTACGCCAGCCCTGCCTTTGATCGCGCGAAGAGTCGCGTCGACAATTTCCTCAAACCGTTCACCTTCATCGCACACTGCCTGATTGGTGTAGACAACGCGACCGTCGTACCATGCACCGGCGCGTACTTCGACCGTTGCGTCCTTCATTTTGCGAGTGAACGCCACGAGTGCCGCGCGTTTCTGTTTAACACCAGGCAGCTCCGGGGACTCCCCAAAACGAACCCAGACCCGCATGTATTTCGAGCCTTCCGAAAGAGGTGCGGTGCTCACAGACGTGGCGATGTGCTCCAGCGCAGTCTGGATCGCCTCATCGATAATCTTCTGGCGCTCTTCTGTATCAATTTCTACGCCTGATTTGTCGATGATTTCGGTAACGGACTTCTGAATATCTGCTTTCATAAAGGTTCCTCAATTCCTTTGTCGAGCATATTCTTACAGAAATATAAGTATGTATCTACTTATCAATGTAGGCGTTTAGTTTCGTTTATAAAAAATGCTCTTAATCTTGTCCAGTTGTAGCTGTCAGGTCACTTCTATATGATTTCACTTAACTAATACGTTAAACACACAAGGCTTAGGTCTATGACAACGTTGTCCAAAAACGTGATGCAACACAGGAAGGTATTGAAAGAAACTGGTTTGGCGTTTGCCAAATCTATACCGCTTGTTGGACCTCATATTGAGGCAGCGGAAAAAATGTTCACGTTGTTCTCAGAGATAAATGCGACGACTTGTCGTGATCGATTCAACCGTTACATTATGGGCATTGGTGAAATTTGCGACGATGAGGTCGATATCTCAAGAGAACACTTTTCGGCGTTAGTCAAAAAGCTCGTGCTTGATGATGAAGACAAGAAAACAGAATACTACATTCGCTTGACGGTAAGCCTAGCCCGCAGCAGCCTTAACGACGATGAAAAACTATTTTTTATCCACATACTGAGTGGGTTAACCTGCTTTGATATTGAATATGCGCGCAAACTTTACATCACAACAAGCTCGCCAATAAAAGGCTATAAATCAACTGTATTAGCCCAAGTTAGCCTCACATCACAAAAAAGTGGAATGGCTCTGAGATCGCTAAATAAGCTCATAACCTCGGGTCTCGTCTACGAAGACAGGGCTGGCGAGATCCAAGCGAACCCCATGTTCAAATTAACAGATGAACTTGAGCGTCTTTTAGGATTTATTTTTCACAAGGATGATTTGGAGCCTGAAGCTTTATCTATTGAGCCAAAGGAAGAATACGACGTCATTATCATTGAAAGCAGCGAAATCTATAGTGGGGCATATCCAAACAGCATTTATCGTAGTTTGAAAGCCGCCGGCATTAAGGTTTGCATAGAAAAAAATGAAGACTGCATTACAACCAAGCTGGCAAAGTACTTCATCTCAGTCAAAACAGGGAGCGGACTCAATGGTGAAGGTGAGTGGATTGAATTTGGGCAAATTTACGTCCTCAAACGCCTAGATTCAAGCAGTAAACGTTTCTATGAAAATGAGCACAGTGAGACAGTCAGTATCAGCAATTTTAAACCTAAGGATAACGACCAAACATATGATGCAAGTTTGCTAAATATAGCACTAAATAATATCGCTGCGTTTGTCCTGAACCGTCTGTCTCCCACAACTTAAACTACACGAGTGACTTGATACCGAGCACTTTGCATTTTAACTCCAGCTGTTTGGAGTAAGGCTTGGCACGATAATAGGCTTTAAGGATCTGCTCTGGCGTCGCGTCGCCGGGGTCGAGACCTTCTTCGCCCAGACAGGCCACTTTGACATTTAGTCCGATGCTGGTGAGGCGTTTGGCCGCCGACATGGTGTTGCGGATCGCTTGCTTCTCGCTATCCCACATCATGATGACGTTGCGTAATCCACGCGCCTTGAGCGTCAGGAACGCGCCCAACTGATCTTCAGCGTCCTCATTCATATTTCCGGACAAGTGCATCCCGAACGTGCCAATTGGCTCTACATAATCCCTCAGCGTCTTTTCGTCGAAGATGGCTCGCTTCACGCCCATTACGTCAAATGCCCCTTCACACACAACGACTGTTTGTTTCCCGACTGCGTTGTGGCCGTTGTAGAGAAACTTACCCGACGCCGGCAGCTGCATAGGGAAGAGATAACGGCGTTCTGCTGCACCGGTAATGTCACGCCCCTGGAAGGTCTTCATCACGCCATCCAGATCGTAAACCGGTATCAGGATGCGCATATCAAACACCTGCCCTTTGACCTGGTCTGTGTACGGATCGACGTATGCGTGCTTGCCTTCGACGCAGTAACGCAGATCAAAGTATTTGGCCAGATCCGGGGAGATATGGCGCTCCACCAGATAATCAGGAAGACGACCGTCAATGGGGAGTTCGTAATGTCGAGGGAGAGCTACTGGCCCTTCGAGTTCAACCTTGCTGGCCAGCACGACCTCTTCCTTCTTCGGCGCCCATCCTTGTGAGATCAGCGCGTTCTGCACATATTCCTCGAACTGTCGTCGTGATTTACCGCTGTAGTGCTTGAGGAAGACCAGCTTATTGAACTGAATCTCTTCGGGATGATCACCAGCAAAGCATTTGCCGACGCCACTGGTCAGATTGAAATATACCTTCCAGTTGGAGCTGCCACATACCGGACACTCCTTGATATTCACTTCACGACCGCGAGCACTCACGCCTCCACGTCGATAAACGATACCTTCAGTGTCCAACCATTGTTCAAAATCTAATTCGGTAATTAGCTCTTTCAGCTCGCTCACGATAATTCCACCTTTAATAGGCAATATTGTGACCAACCTAAATGTTGATATAACATAAAGGCTCATGTGTTTTTCTTTTGTGGTTTGGCAAAAGAAAAGTTGTTTCACCAATGAATCAAGCGTGGAGGTGTTCTCCACGCTTATTTTTTAGGTAACGTCTAAGATTCGCTCAATGAAGCGCATTTGTTCGAGGTTTTGTTTAACGCGAATGCTGATCCCTCCCTGCTGGTTACGTGAACCAGCAAAGTAGAGACGAGCCTCTCCTTTCGCTTCTTCTTCTTCGGTTTTGTTGATCGTTATTACCAGGTCAGCAATACGTACTTTTTCGATGTTGTCGGCAGCGTGCATCATTGTGGCAACTTCTGACGCGCCACCTTCACGGTTTGTCTGCGATGCCGTGATCCCAGCAACATTATGCTTGTCATAAAGAGCACGTAAATCGGTGTAGATGCTACGAATGTTGGCGCGATCATCACGAAGGTCATAACTGGCACGCATCAAATCTGCGTAGTCGACAACAACCATGTCAGGTACCATGCCGTTGGCTTTCATGCTGTTAAGCATACGGTCCAGATCTGCCGGTGACATACTTCCTGACGGACGCTCAACCACCCACAAACTACCAATCCCCTTCGTGGCTCCCAACTCTGCCAACTTACGATGAACCTCATCGCGCCGTTCCACCAGCTTGGACATTTCTGTCTCCGACAATCTTGCATCAAAACGGTCGGATAAAATGGTGGTGTGAACCTCCAGCGAGAGATACAGAACATTGTAGCCAGCAAGCGTTGCGTTTATGGAAAACTCACCCATTGCGGTCGATTTACCGGATTTAGCGAACCCCATGAAGAGCACCATTTCGCGCTTTGCCCAGCCTTTTTGGTACAGCAATCTATCAAGCAGAGGGAGTCCAGTTGTAATGCTGTTTGGCACATACTCCTCTGAAGCCTCATATTCACGCGCTTTCAATCGCTCACTTGCGGAGGTGTAGTAGTCATAGATTCCGGTCGCTTCGTTCGATCCAATCTGCTGAACCTTGGCCATGATTGCCATCGCCCCCTGAAAGTCGCCCTTCTCTTTCAGTTCAGCAGCCTTAATCAGAGCATCATCAAACGCTACACTTTTTGCGAAGGTTGATACCTGGTCAACCATGTACGAGGTATCGGACAATTTTTCTGCAAGAATGCGCTTAAACGCAGCAACAACATCGGCGAATAGTTCCTCACGGATAGTCTTATCGCGTTTCGCACGCTTAAGCATATCCAGAATTGCAGATGAAGAGGGCGCGCTCTTGTACATACGGTAATAGCCCGAAACCATATTAACCAATATGGCATTGGCCGCATTGGCAAATTGGCTAGGCACAACCAGATCTCCCGCACGAGTAAGAAACTCGTGATCACGACAAAAATATGCCGTCAGTCTGTTCTGGAAATCTTCATCAAACTCTTCGGACAGCCCGCGTCCTGTATGGCAAAGTTCGGTCATGTGCTTTCCTTTGTTTTTTAAACAAATTGTTTTCTAGTATTAGTTAATTAGATAGGGGATCAATAAACCGCCGTGCTTCTTCCAGTTCTTCTGGAAAGTGGGCGGAAATAAGGCGCTCTGGAACGATTTCCATTAGCCAGATAGCGGAGAAAATTGCGCGTATGCGCTTGCTGCGAGGGATGGTGCGCAAACGCTCCAGAATCCACTCAAAATAGCTTTCCTGAATCGGGTTGAACTGCATGTCTCCCATATGCTTAAAGCTAACAAGAGAGTCATCCAGACGGGTTGTTGCGCGTCTGGCTAATTTCTCTTCAAATATCTCAATCAGTTCTGGCTGCCACAAATGCTGTGGGCGCGGCAGCTTGTCCCACAGCCGTCGTGCAGCTGCGGAAAGAACGGTGGAGATAAAGTAGTCGTATGAGCAGCAATAGCGATCCGCAAACTGGCGTGCTTTCCATAGCGACGTTTTATTGGCAGTCGACAACTCCTGATAAGGCAGGCGTTTTAACCCGGTGGTGAACGGAGCTGTTTCAAAGTGTTCGCGACCGTGCGTCAGCATGATATTTGAGTACTGACGTTTGTATGCCTCCGTAAAAAGACAGGTGGCCATGAGAGGATGCATGTCACGGTAATCAAACCACTTCGTCTCGAAGAGTTCAGCCTCGTCTTTACAGCGCGACAAACCAATGTTTTCAGCGACCCACTTGTCCATAACAGCGGTATTCCACTCTGTCATGAAGTCGTACTGGTCGTTGTCGATGGTATCGAAAAAGATTTGGCTCATGTGGCTCACCTGGTAGGTAGTTACTTACTTATCACAATGAGCGGATGATAGCGACTGGTGGCAGTTTTTGGAAGTGGAAACGGAAGGGAGTTGTTCTGGTGGTGTCTTTTAAAAGACCTGCTTCCGTATATATATATATACTAAGATACTTATTATATACGGAAGCAGGTCATAATTGTTGATACTACCAATACTAGTATCCAAGAAAATCAGTATCTTTCTCTAATCTTATTTTTTCCAGCTTATACGATCCTGGAGGGCACTTCATTTTGTAGATTTCGATACCTGAATCAAATAGTTGATGAACATAATTTTGAAGTTGACTGCTAGCCTTACAACCTATTGTTATTTCCTTAATTAAGGATTTATCAAATAATTTCACGCCACAATTCTCGGTTACGATTCTAACCTCCTCTTCATATTCCCAGACATCGCTTTTATTTAGGCAAAGAGCCGCTGCAATCTCTTTAGCTGAGTCGGTAAAAAAATTTACAACCGGAACATCAGAGGAATATTTGACCTCACCGCGAACAAAAAAAACATCATCAAACGCATTTATAAAACCATCATCAAATCCGATGCAAAAACCAGAGTGAGAATGCGCATAATGCGACCACATAAGATAATTATCTGGTCTTTTTGTCAAACAAATAACTCCCCGACACTGCAGAAAAGTTGTTCTAATCATATAGTTATCAAAACTGCGACTATGTTCTGTTTGACTCAATAACCAGCGTTCAAATTCATCATTGTGATGATTAGGCCAAAGCTCAAAAAATCTTTTCTTAATGGCGTCTATATCAGCATCATAATCAAAATTAACTTTAAACTCGGCAGGATCGTTGAAATCATTCGGACGAGTTGCTCGAATTTTCCCATCTTCTAAGTAATACTTTAAATACTTTATTGTGTCTTCCGGGACGCTACTTCCAACATATTTGTAAAGCATAAATATACCTTTTAAGAGAAGGCGTCTAATCACGCCTTCTCTTATCAACCTTTCTTCATCAACTCTCGTTTAATTTCATCGGTACGCATCGTGACATCGGCAGCTGTGATTGCCTCGTTAAGTTTCACGATGTCCTCGATTTCCTGCGGTGACTTCTCTGCCAGATGGAAAATGGCTGCGCGAATCACGTCAGAACGGGTGAATTTCTCGAAGCGAGGGATGAACTTCATCATCTCCAGCAGTTCGAAGTATTCGTCTTCCAGTGACATTGTGCGGCTTTTAATTTTCTCTTTGCCACGAGTCGGGCGTCCCTGTGGTCTGACTGGTTGGCGCAAAGGAGTTGTGTTCTTAGCCGGTGCATCAGGCTCTTTGCGCTTTGCTAGGTCACCCATTTTCATGGACATTATTCTTCTTCCTCCAGACTCAACAGATAATCTACAAATTCTTCAAACTCGGCTTCCGCCTTTTTGTCGCGCTCGCTACCGGTCATTTCAAAGATAGAACGACCAGACTCTTCCGCATCATCATAGACGTTGCGGTTATATAGATTGACTGGCGCAGACTCGATGCCAAACGTCTCAACAATCTCTTTAGCCGCCAGAATGCGAGACACTTGTGATGGCAAAGCCGGGCACTGGTTCATGACCGCGCGGACCTTCACTTTATCGTTTACATTACGAACATTGTCGATAATAGGATCAATGTCACGCAGAGATTTCAAATCACGACGCTTAGGACGAAGCGGGATAATGATAACGTCGGCCATCAGCATCGCTTGTCGCTGAATTTCGGAGTCAAAGCCACCAGCATCTACCACTACAAACTCAGCTCTACCCTGAAGCGATTTTAGGTGCTTAATGATGTCATCCTGAACGTATGCAAAAGGAATCAGCTCAAGGTCTTCGTTCTGTCGACGGTCTTCACACCAGCTTGTTGTCGTGCGCTGAATATCTATATCAGTGATATAAACCTTCTTCTTCTTTTTGACTTTCAGGCAAACGGCAATTTGCTGGGCAACGGTGGATTTGCCAGGCCCGCCCTTTGTGCCGCCAACCACAAAGATCTTGGTCATTGGAGAGTTCCCTTTGCGTATATAATTATCGTCTGAAACAACTTGTTTTCTTATATGTGATATAGCCTAAATGCCTACGGCTGCGGTGTAAAGGTTTAATGATAGGTACATAGGTGGGCTTAATAACAAAAAACCCGCCGTAGCGGGTTTATTGATTCATAGATCGTTTACTCAGAATGTTCACTATATGAGTACAAGCACCTGGGGTGAGATTGATTTTATTAGTCCCCCACTCTTCACGTCTTCGCATCTGGCCTCCGTCAGACTTACCGATATCCCACGGAATAAAACCACTTACGCCACAGGCATCCTCACCCAATTCCTCTATAAAATTTTCGTTCTTCGTATCGTAAATTTCGACCAGTCCATGTTTGCGCATACTCACAGCCCAAAGAGTTGCGCCTTTTATCGTCTGTAACGTATCGCAAACCAAGTACTGATACTTATCTACGAGATAAAGGTAAGCAAAACTTGCGATGCCTAATCCCATATAATCAGCATGAGTAAAAACCCCTCTAATCTGCTTGGCGCTGACTTTTACTCCAGATTTATCCTTGATTGGAAACTCGCAGTAGGCCACGCGGAAGACTGTTTGGACTGGCTGCCCCACATGCAACTTGTAGGATTCAATTTCTGCTCCTATCTCAAGAGGTGTGTAACCAGCACGTTTGAGTCGCTTAACTTCCTGCTCTTGGTAATCAGGATCACATGACTCAAGACACTCGCCAACAATACAGCGTTCATAGGCCGAATCAACAAGCTCGTATTCGGTAAATCGAATTAGATCGAAACCTCGGGAGATAAAATAGAACTCACCGAGAGCGATAATTCTCGTCGCTCTCGGCATTTCAGACAAGACCTTGCTGTAGTCTTCTATTTCAGGGATTAATCTGTTCGCCTGACCAATTAGAGATGGTGCCATGAAGTATTCTGTGCCGTTGATGGTTCCATATCATCGATTTTACAGAATTTCTTCATAAAAGACTCTACAACTTGTTTGATTCGTGAAGAAATATCACGATCTAAACACTTCAAGTCAGGATATTGTTCAGCAACATCTAAAACAAAAGAGGTTCGTTTACCGTTAGCGACAACCTCGGCCAACGGTTTAACCAGTGACGTAGAATTAGAGACCTTTTCGGCACGCGCCACATCGCTCTTAAAAGTGACGATGAAGTGCTGGCGGTTAGCTGATTCACGGCACAACATACGTCGCACTTCTACTGCGTCTTCACTGTTGTGAATACGCATAGGAAAGCTGTCGATAACCGCAGTATTGGTGCGGATCGTCTGCATAGAACGCGTATTGTCATGATAATTTAGCATATATCCACCTTAGCCGTTAACACAAGTGTCATTGCGGCACCCCTCTCGGGGTTGAAGGCTACGAGAATGCGTAGCCTGTATGTGCCCACTTACGTGGATGCCTAATAAATCTACATCAAATTACTAAATGATTCAACATGAGCTTGAGTGAACAGGCGTGTATATGAGTGAAGATGCCATCTTTAGGATAAAAGGTAAACTGAGATCAATCATCGACTCAGTTCAGGTGCCCCCCACTCACACAGCCTTTCACCTATCGTATTGTGGATAAGCAACTGTCGCTCCGTTTCCTCAGTCATAAAATCCTCTCTACTCACATAGATAGGATTTGCAGCATCGCAGAATAGCACGCCTGGAGCCTGCGTCTTAATCACGCACCCATTTATCAAACAGCTCGCGATGAACACCAGAGGCATCTTTTTGCCGCACTTCATTAACCGTTTCATTTTTGACATCCACTGTGCTTTGAAGTCGTTTTCTGTCTTCCTGTTTTGCCTTCTCTTCCATTGCTCGTCGCGCCGCATTCCCGCCCATCGTGTAAGCGCCGACCAGAACGAAAAGAACGGCAGCCAGCGTAATCAAAGCAACTTTTAGCTTTGTCATCAGGCTGCCTAGCATATTAGACCATCCCTTTCTGGTGTTTTCTTACCTGCGACCAGGCAATGAATCCTGCCACAACAATAGTGGCAATACCGAAGATGATGCGTACTGTATCCCCGCTAGAGATATGACCTTGTGCTTTATCCATAGCAGCGGAAACCTGTGGCATAACATCGGCCAGCTGTGCCAGACCAATACCTGCTGTAACAGTTGCGCCTGCGGTTTCTTTAGTTACAGGAACAGCCTTCACGGTTTTCACCGGCTTAACGACGCCAGCTCGACGCAGACCTTCCTCAATAACTTCTGCCGCATACCAGGTGTTCAGCGTTTTTAGCGGACCTCGCCCATTCTCATGGCGAATGATTGCCTTAACCAAAGGTCGAAGGATGTCGTAATCATGCAGATCGATGATCATGTCTGCGGTTACACCAACGGCTTTAGACACCTCATTAATGTAGGCGTCAGTGTTGTTTTCATTCGGCGGTGCCCAACGTTCAATAACTTCACGAATGGTATCGATACTTGAGCCGTCTTTTGCGCGACGTTTGTCGTGGTAGGTAATTAGAGTCACCGCCAGCGCACGAATCCCCCAAACAGGGTCTTTAAACGTGCAAAAGCGCGGTTCGTCTGGATTCGCAACCAGACCTTGCCACGGTGATCCTTTATCAAGATTACCGGGGTTATTATTACGAATGCCTCTCGGAGTCTTCATCCTTGATCTCCTGTTATTGCAGTCCATTTTTTACGCCATACGCGGCTAACCCCAAAAGCAGTGCAGTAATAATGAACGACGTTATTTTAGAAACAATGCCGCCAAAGAACCCACTGGAGATGGAATCTAACCGGTTAAGGAGTTTGTCCAGATTGGAGTGTTGAATACTATGTTGCGCCGGGGTCATATCACCAAAGTAGGTTTTCAGCTGATCATTGACCTCCTGGCCAATTTCTTCACGTAGCTCTTTACCTAATTTGCCAACAACCTCCCGAGCAACGATCGCGGCAATACGCTCAACTTGCTCTGTTGTAACGCCCGCCATCTCGTTCGACATGTTTTCCTCCATGAAAAGTCAAATCGGGATGGCGGATTTATATCACATTTCACCCTTTTGTTGTAGGTGTGTACTTACCTATCATTCAGCATTGCAACCGATTGATGAGAAAGCACCTACTCCAACCCATCGCCAGTTATAGATGCTACCCGCTTTGTATAAGGTATAGTCGTTCACTTTTTTAACAGCATATATGGGTATGACTGTCTCCTGTCCACCAATGATAGCTTCACCATAACATATAGGTGTCGGCAATTTCTGGCAGCCAGTAAGAGAGAGAACAACAGCTATTGTTAGAAATAATCTTTTCATCGTTTACTCATCAGTTATACAGATTTCTATTTATTACCGGTACTCTGCCATTTACACTAAAACTATGGCCGCCATTAAGTTGGTTTACGAATATAGAGCTAACAGTATTTCCATATGCCGCATATCCATAAACCATTGTCATGGCCCCGCCCGGTACTGGAACCGCGAACACATTTGCATATGTTGGGATTATCGCTGGCGGGTAATCAAAAACATGCCCTCCAGAACTGTTCCACTCCGTATTATTAAGAAAGGTAAATGAAAGTGGGATATTTGCCGTATTATAGATTTCCTCCCCTTGTGCATTGAAAAAACTCATGCCCCAAGTTTCTTTTTTGGCTATACCTTTCGAAAATACGTATATCGTGGCACTAGAGTCGCTACCCTGACCTCCGAAACTGTAAATCACCTGGTTGTTACGCACTATTCTGTTGGCTATTAATGAAACAGCTTTCGAATAGGCAACAAAAATCATCGGTGAACGATCTGGAGATATTTGGGTGTTAAACTCTGTCCCGCCAGACAAAGAAACAACCTGCTTTCTCTGAAAAACGATAGGAGACAAAGAAGGAGACATCCAGACCTTCCCGTCAGATCGATATATCTTGCTTCCGTACATTATTTTTGAAAAACCAATATGTTTAAATTGCCACTAGCTCCAGACCATGAAATGGTATTTCCAGAAACCGTAAGACTTGTGTATTTCCCATTGGTTACGTCCATTATGTAATAGTCGATTCCCAATCCCGCCTCAACCTCATATGTTCTACTTCCAGAACCAGAGGGAGTAAAATAATCGAGGTAATAAACAGGGGCCAACGCATCGACCATCTCCTGTCTTGATGGCGACCATACCTGTGCACCATAGCTCATAAATATATCCTTATACTTTTAAGCAGGGGCTGGTTTAGTTCCAGCCCCGATTGAAGTTGTTTATTCTTTAGGTGAATTTAACTTCGTTTCAAGCTCCTCAACCCTTTTGGTCAATTGCTGAATATGATGAATGAGTGGTACAACCAAACGCTCATACATCACCCCTTCAGCGACCATACCATTTGAGGAAATATCTTCTGGAGAATCATTATTTGTTGGTTCACGCCAATGGACATATTGCGGGGCAATCTCACCTACCTCTTCAGCAATAAGGCCGTAATACCCCCAATCCTTTCGGTCACCTCGACAAATTGAACGATACCAAACAGGTCTTAATGACAAAAGTTCATCAGCATATCGATCTTGTAATGTTTCAATATCCTTTTTATAGCGCCTTGAAGATGTTGAACGCCAAACTGTATTGATACCTGGGTTTGGATCAATGTACATATTGGCACCGCTAGTAGTTGTGCCAATATCCCATATAGCAAACCCTCCACTACCGCCTGATTTGACAACCAGTGTTTCAGCAATAATATCCAGGTTGCCACTATAGCCTGTCAGTGATGATCTGCTTGCATAGGAACTTAGAAGGTTTGTTACCTCTGTTTTCGTGTAAGCATTAAGGTTAGCCGCAGTCAAAGTTATATCGGCAGAGCCATCAAACGCCACACCAGCAATTTTCCTTGCTGTCTGCAATTTTGTGGCGGTTGCGGCATTACCAGTAGTGTTCTGATTACCGGTTGTATTCACACCAGGGATTGAATCCTTAGCGGTATATACCTGCGCCCACGCTGACCATGCCGAACCTGCGGTATCTCTTCGTGAGCGAATGAAAACTGGCGCATGTGCACCGCTCGTACCACTCCAGCCAATTAGCAACTCTCCCTCACCAGCAGCACTCGCACCTTTCATGTGCAATACGTTGCCATACATGGTCGGGTAGTTATTGTTGTACGCCTCGTACATTTGAATGCCAGCAGTGCCTTGAGTAGAGCCGCTTAACGCCGTAACTCGGCCACGAGATACCAATGTATTAATGTTGATATCGCCTGAGCCATCAAACTTAACACCATTGATGTTTCTAGCAGTTTGCAACTTCGTAGCTGTTGAAGCATTACCGTTCAAGCTACCATTGATGCCGCCAGTAACATTGAGTCCATTACCGATCCTAACAGCACCATTGGCATTGTTAATGATAAGCGGCCTTAAACTATTATAGGTTCCCAGGCTGTTACCCGAATCGGTCAACATGAAGTATGTGCTTGAACCATCGTTTCGGATAAAGAATCCGTAGTTTCCGTAGGCAATGCGGAAACCATTTGCATATTTTGAAACGATCTCACCAGAAGACGTTAACCCTCCAGATAATGTGCCACCTGAAAGCGGTAATGCTCCTACATCAGAAGCTGTTGGTTTGTTTCTAGTGTTATAAGAACGACGCCAGCCTGGTGCATAATCACTTCCATTGTACACATAAATAAATTCCGCATTGTTAACACCACCATGACCCGATGTTGTTGTCGTTGTAACACGAATAGTGTAGTGGCTTGTTGCCTTATTACTAAACACCTCAATCACGGAACCAGATAGATCGATCCTACCGCAACCAGTGTCGTCTATATAATTATTGTTGGCGTAAGTCCATGAGCACCGTGCGATCCAATGTTTGTTTGTAAATGCCCCCTGATTATTTAGCCAAGTTATAAATTGAGCAGTCGTAAATGCCGTTCCGTTACCACTATTTAACCATCCAGCGGCAGCGGTTGGCGCGTTTATATCAGCCGGCTGAGGCATAAATCCAGTCGTGTAAACCTGCTCCCAACCACTTTCAAAACCATAGCCATCTCTTGAAGAACGGTAGAACAGACCACCATTTCTGTAATGCGCCTTCATCTGCAGGGTCCGGCAACTTCCGACTCCGGTATAAAAGTTGGCAAGAATATAACTGTCGCCTGTTCTATTTACATTGTAAGCACCAGATTCAGCATTCCACGGCACGCCACCATCAGCATCCGCATATGACCCTGTTGCCCTTCTTGCGAAAGCGGCAACATGCGCAGCGGTTAAAGTGATATCAGTAGAACCATCAAATGGAACACCGGATATTTTTCTTACCGTCTGAAGTTTTGTAGCAGTTGCAGCATTACCAGTGGTGTTCTGATTACCCGTAGTGTTTACACCTGGAAGGTTAATATTTGCAGAACCGTCGAAAACAACTCCACCGATAGATCTTGCCGTCTGCAATTTCGTGGCTGTAGCAGCATTTCCTGAAAGACTTGAAATAAATGGATGTGAACAGTAATAACCTCGTCCATTTTTAAAGTCCAAAATTATCTGTGCATTCGTACTTTCTGATAAAGGATCAGTTGCCCCCCACTTATAAGTGGTTTGACCAACTGCATAATCAGCCGTTGGAACAATCACATTTAATCCTTCCTCAGCAAAAATCTGGATAGGGAATGCTCTTGTCTCAACGTAAAATACACTACACAAATCATCATCTTTCACGCTTGCGATAATCGAGTGTATGGCTCGCTCAGCAGTAGAATATATTGAGAAAAAACCAGCCGCATATGAACCGCGATCAGACCAACCGCCAGGCATAACAAACCCATTAAATTCACAATTATTCATGGCGTATCCGCCAGCTGAGGAATAAGTGGTGATAACCACTCGTGAGGCTAATTCATCTGTGCCACCACCAGTTCGGCGAAAGACTACAGGATACCACTTACCGCTTACTGCATTTGCAGGAGCAGAGAAAGTGTATTTTCGCATCCCCTTTTTCTTATCCACTTCACCTTTGCTGTAAACATTAATGTTACTCAGGAAGCGGCCCTTGTCTGGGATATCAGCGCCATTCTGACTCTTCGCCAATCGGCTATTCGCATTGTCATTCGCAGCTTTAACTGCCTTTGGAGTTGCAGCCAGTGATTCGCTGGTGCTATCGACAGCACTGCTAAGTTTCACAACACCTTTAGTTGTAAGGCTTGCGTCTTCCATCGCAACTGCACCGGCAATCTCTTCAGCACGATCAGCAGCAGCTTCCGCACGGGTCGCAGCGGATTCAGCAGCAGTTTTGCTCTGAGCTGCTGCCGTCGCACTGCCAGCTGCCTCTGTCGCCTTCGTGGATGCCGTCGTGGCGCTACCCTTCGCTGCTGACGCCTGTCTGGTCGCCTCATCTTTTGAAGCAGACGCAGATGATGCCGATGACGACGCCGAACTGGCTGACGATGCGGCAGCCGTTTTTGAGGATTCTGCGCTGGTTTCCGACGCTTTCGCGTTCGTTTCGGATGTCTTCGCTGCGGAAGCAGACCTCGCTGCTGCGCTGGCCTGTTCAGTGGCTTGGCCAGCCTTCGTTGTGGCTGTTGAAGCAGACGATGCGGCACTTTCTGCCGATTTTCCGGCGGCGGTGGCACTGGCTGAGGCCTGCCCGGCACTTGTTGACGCGGCACTGGCAGACGACGCAGCCGCTGTTTTTGAGCCTGCCGCAGCCGAGGCGCTCTGTCCCGCTGCCGTTTCAGAAGACCTGGCGTTCGTCTCGGACGTTTTTGCCGCCTTCGCGGAATTTCCTGCCGCCGTTGCCGAGGAAGCGGCATTACTGGCGCTCGAGGCTGCGCTCGTTTCTGATGATTTCGCTGCCTCTTTTGAGGCCGCCGCATCCCGGGCTGAGGTGGCAGCTTCTGACGCCTTCGTGGTCGCGGTGGATGCAGAAGTGGCTGCAGATTTTTGTGACGCTGCAGCATTCGTTTCAGACGTTTTCGCGGCACCGGCACTGGTGGCCGCCGCGCTTTTTGAGGACTCTGCAGCGGATGCACTTTGAGACGCTTGAGAGGCTTTTTCTCCAGCGGTATTGGCGCTTTCTGCTGCTGCGGCAGCACTGGCCGCCGCCTCACGAGCTTTGTCGCCAGCAGCGTCAATCGCGTCGGTGTTATTTTTATACCACTCAACGTTTTCGTTGTGCTCGTTGACAATCTGTATCAGCGGCTTAACGGTCACTTCTGTACCGTCTTCACGCTCGATTGTCACCTCATCCAGCGTAGTCAACCAACTGCGCATGGACTTGGAATCAGCCGACATACGCGACATTAGCGCAGTAAAGCGCGCGCTAAACTGTGTTAAGTCGCCTTCATAGGTCGTAATGATTCGGCACGGAACCTCAGACTGAGTTTCGCCGGTATAAGGTTCTGAGAGAACAATATTCGTATCGCTTGTTACGCGCTTGATCTCATACAGCTTATTGTCGGGGCCAATGACGATCATCCCCGGCAACACACCATTAGCTGTTACGTTCCAGGCTGTCCCTGCCCCAACCAGAGTATTGCTACCCTGTGTAAATGTGATAGTACCTTCCCTGTACCACATGTTGAATATGCTCCTTGATTTGGCGGGCTATCCTTGCCCGCCATTAAGTAAATACTCACCTATTTTTACCGATATAAAATTTTTTTTCCACCATCACAGACGGCCAATTCTTACTCGTAAGACGTTGTTATCGTCATAAACGTCAATCCGCTGACCATTTATAACCAATCGCCCATTGCCGCCGCTATTACCGTTGATCTCAAGCGTTCCATTTTTGCCGAACCGCCATCCAGATCTACCGCTAACAAAATTGGTAGATTGCAGATCGCCTACTTTTGCATTGGTGATTGTGCCATCCTTGATATACGCTCCATTCATATAGGCGATACTGTTTTCGATAACAAATGGCGTTGTGATCTTCCCGTTAACAGAGTTGACCAAACCAAACCTGTCCGCCTGAACCAAAAACTGAGATAGCCCAGTGGTGTCAATACCAAGCGCAATACCGGCAACATACTTCTGCCCTCCGCTCGTTGAAGTCTCCATTTTCAACGTCCACGCGGTTGATACTTTTTTGTTGGTATCAGCAATAGCTGTTGCCTGCTGTTGAATTGTCGCGGTATTTCCATCCACCTCTGCTTTCAGAGTATCGATTCGCCCACTCAGAGCATTATCTGCCTGCGTTCTCGCTGTCGTTTCAGTTGTTACCGCCGCGGAAATGTTGGCTGCCGTTTGAGACTCTAAGTTTGTGATTTGAGTCGCCAATGCAGCATCTTGCTCTGTACGCGTTTTCGTTTCGGTTGCTACAGCCGCTTTAATATCCTCTTTGTATTGAGAGGTCAGCTTGGTGATCTGAGACGACAACGCCGAGTCAGCATCAGTTCGAGCCTGCGTTTCAACTGCAACGGCCGCACTAATATCTTTCGCTGTCTGTGCTTTTAAACTTGAAACCTCTTTTGTTAAAGCGGTATCACCATCTGCACGAGCCGTTGTTTCTCTGGCAAGAGACGCCTCGAGATCATTAGCTTTTGCTGTAAGAGACGTAATCTGGGTAGACAATGCACTATCGGCATCAGTCCTTGCTTTTGTCTCTACAGCAACCGCTGCGGCAATATCAGTTCCGGTTTGTGCTCGCAGGCTGTTAATTTCTCGTGAGAGCGCCTGGTCAGCACTTGCTCTGGCCTCCTGCTCCTGAGTGATGGCAGCGGATATATCACCGTCAACCTTTGACTGAAGCTGGTTTATTTGTTTGGCTAACGCAGAGTCCCCGCTTGCTCGGGCCTCCTGCTCACTACGTATTGCAGCAGAAATATCATCATCAACCTTTGCCTGAAGTTGTGTGATCTGGCTTGCCAGAGCCGAATCTTCCGTTGCTCGGGCTTCTTGCTCTTCCTTAATAGCTGCGACGATATCGTTGCTTACTTTCGACTCAAGCTGAGTGATCTGTGTCGTCAGAGCTTCATCGGCAGATGTACGAGCCTCCTGCTCTGTACTAATCGCCGCGCTGATATCTCCTTCAAACTTAGATTGCAGCTGAGTGACACGCTTTGCCAACGCTTCATCGCCATCGGCACGAGCGGTGGACTCTTCCAGAATACTGGCCTTAATGTCTTCGCCAATTTCTACGCGAATTTCCTCAACCTTCGTGGCCATTGCAGACATATCATCAGCAAAGGTTTTCTGTGTTGTTGCGATCTTCGCGTTATTGACCATCTGCTTGTGCTGGTCTTCATCTTGACGAAGAGCCAAGTCAATATTTGTTTTGGCTAACGCCTCAATGTTCGTAGTCAGTTCTGCACTGGCACGATCGACCTCTGCAACCGTCTTTTTCATTTCTTCAACGGCAGCGGAGCTTTCCTCTACCGTTGACTGCAACACTTCCAGTTGTTTAGCGTTTGCAGCATCGCCTTCAACACGAGCCTCGCTTTCCTTAGCAATAAGAGCCGCCGCTTCATCTCTTGCAGCCTTTATTGCCTCGACTGTATTAGCGAGAGCTTTATCGTGTTCAGATACGGTGTTTTCGATTTCAACAATTGCAGCATCAGTAGCATCAATTTTTTCAAACGCTTCATTGACCTTGTCGATCGTTGCCGAAACCTCACCTTTAAGCTCGGTTTGTGCGTTCTCCAAAGCATCGCTACGCTCGTTGAATTTTATTTCAAAATCCGCGAGGTTATCGCTGAACTGCTTATCTAATTCAGCTATATCTTCCTTAACGTCGTTTACCGCCCCCTCCAAAGATTCGACGCTCTGGTTGATATGCTCATTTAACTCGTCAACTGCTTCTTGAGAGGCTTTGCTGTTGATGTCCTCAAGCAGAGCCTGACCAAGCTCGGAAGATGTAATTTTGCCAGTCAGGAACGACAGTACATCGCGAGTTGTCGCCTCTGTACCCAAGTTTGAGTTCGGAGGACTTAACATACCTCGCTTGTTCGATGCTCGAACCCAGTAATACCACGTTTCGCTATCCCCAAGACCAGCATGTGTAAAGGTGGTGCTTGCAGACTCTGCGATCAGTTTCGCCGTATCCAGATTGTTGGTCTGGGATGCGTAAACATTAATGTGATCAAGGTCTACCGAATCTGGATTAACCCAATTCAGTATCACATTACGATAGTCTCCAACGGCCGTTAATGACGTTGGGGCATCCGGCGGTGTCATTGTGCCCAACACCTGATAAACGGTACTGATAATCTCTGTTTTTTTACCGTTGAATGAAACCGCATACAGCTGGAAGTCGTAGCGTCCATTCTCCGCGACATTAACGATTTCGTATTGCTCTTCGGTTACACGCGCCGATTGCCAGTTCGATACATTGTTTTCATCAGAACGTCGCCAACTGATCCAATACTCTGGAGATTTCCCTTCCCATGTTGCAGTCAGTTTTACTGACAGGTTGCCCGGGCTTGAGAGATAAGTCCCTTCAGTGATTTGCAGATTAGATGGCTTGGAGTAAGTTGGGTCCAATACCGTCGTATTCTGCGGGATCAGCGTTGCACCATTGTCGATTGCCTCATATTTAGACGGATTGTTCTCAACAGCGGTGATGTCAAAGCTACCCGGCGTTTCCCCCTGTGCGATGTTAACGATGCGAACGCGCATAGGTTCGAGATCTGGTTCTGTAATTGTCCAGACACCGTTCAAAACAGGCGTTTCCGCTGACGACAGGGCTTTTGAAAACGTAACCTTTGTTATGTTTTCGCCAGTTTCAAGAACATCGCGTTCAACGATTTTGCCTTCCTGATTCAATATCCGAATAAAGCTGCCGCTTTTAGCTAACGACACAGGCGCATCGAGAGTGATGCTGTTTTTGGTAAACTCCACAATTCGACCGGAGTTACGTTTACCTGCACGATATTTGTTCTGAATCAGAACGGTTTCACCGGGCATCAGAAATGAGGCGTCTAAGCCGGCAGTAAATGTAATTACATCCGACTCCATTCTGGCGGTATACAAAAGCCACAAACCAACTCGGTGAGCCTGGCCTCGGCTTGTACATCCAAATGCTACGACTTCTGTTTTACGCTCACCATAACGGCGCATTGCGTCCTGATCTTCAACGTACTCGATATTTTGCTTATAACCGTCCTCCTTGTTGTTGTAGGTTACGAGCGCAACGGATGGGCGATCTTTACGCGCAGAACCTTTATAGGTAAACAGTCCATCTTTGACGTTGGAGTTGGTAAACATCATTACCGGATCTGATGGGCTATCCTGCATGATGTTAACCATGCCACCAGCCCAAAACACCATGCCGCGGAATGCACCGGCAATATCCTGAATTAATCGGTATGCGTCTTGTCGACTGGTGATCTGCGTATTGATTGCAAAGCGTTTCTCTTTACCCCCAAAGCCATCATCGACCTCTTCGTCACAATATCGACCAATCTGGTAGAGCTGGCCGAGGTCAATCATGGATTCCGACACAAATTGCCCAAGACCATACCGAGTATTGGTAAGCAAATCGTAGAGAATCCACGCAGGGTTTGAAGAAGACAACAGCTTAAAAGTACCGTCCCATACGCCGACATAAGTATTGGTGTATTCGTTGTAGTTTGACGGTACTCGGATTTTGATACCGCGCACCAAATACGAACGGGAAGGCATTGTGCTACCAAACTGCTCTGAATTGACCTTCAAGCCAACAAGAGCAGAGTTAGGGTAGTTCATTGGCGTGTCGACAATCTCACCGATGGAATCAACCCATGTGTCGTTGTAGAGGTACTGGCTACTATTATCATCTGTAAGACGAATCACCCTAACCTTGTATGCACGACCAGGCTTAGGCAGTTTCAGCTCATAGCTACGGTAATACACGCCGGTTTTCTTTGCCGTTAGCGTGATATCAACGCTTTTCTCACCTTCTGCCACTACATCAGAAAATGTTGCGTCTGCGTTGGCGATCTGGAATTTGTACTTCACCGTAGTGCCATTTGTATCGCCAGAGCTTTTATCAACGCTACGTAAAGAGGGGAATTTCATGATGACACGAACGCGATCAGCTTCATCGTTATCGATTGAAACCGTAACGTCGTGTGTTTTTTTAAGCTGAATATTTACGGACTTAGGCGTTTCGACAAAATCAAAACCAGCCATTGGCGTCTGATCTTGTGAGCCGTCACGAAAATCCCATGTAATACCGCTGAAGTTGGAAGAGCCATCTTCATTCAAGATCGGTAAATCGTCGATGAAGATCGACTTTGCGCCATTTACCAGGCCACCGATAACCCCCTCGCCAAGAAGGTCGAGGATGGCTGCCATAGCACGAGAATTGACAGTATCATCAGCTTCAACCGGGGTACGGCTGGAGCTTTTACTTTTCTTGCCACCAGCACCGGCAATAAGAAGCGGTAATTTTTTCTTCTTGAACTGTTCCATGTCCAAAAAATCCTTGATTACATAAGCTGGTCGATGGTGATAGAAGAACTCACGACCTGTGAGCCAACTAAAATTTCCTCGCCATAGATAAGCTGTACAGGGTTCCCCTGGTTTGTTGTGTTTTGAGGTCCATCAAAGTAATAAGAGTTCGAGTTATCCGCCTGCCTCACACTTTCGTTAGTGGCTTGCGGAGATATGATTTGCGCTATACCGCCCATCATCAGTGACAAACCGAGAGGCGCAAGAGCGGGCACCCATATCGAGGCAACCATTAATACTGCTCCAACAACCGTCTGAAACCATCCAAAAGCAGATCCACCACTTCCTCGCGGAACAGGGGTAATGCGGATTTTTGCAATATTGTCAGACTGCCCCATCATCTGATATTCACTCTCGTCCACAGACCACTTGTGGCCCTGTTTATTGGTGATCTGGATGTGGTATCTGTCATAGGTTTTGATATTGCGCTTCATCCATGCTTTAAACCCAGGCTTGTTGGCCTCAATTAAATCCAGAGCCTGTTTTGTATTACGCACCTTTAGATGCCAGTGGCGGCCAAAATGTTTGGCCATAGGGCCGCCAAGCTGCACATGAACTAACTCAGACACGTCTCATCTCCCTTGAGCAAGTCTCTGTGACGCAAGTGATGCGTCGTATGTTTCTGATACATTCCGCCGTAATAAGCACGACAACTTAGGCGGTCGATCTGGTGATGAAGAATCATTCCATCGCCGATATAAACCGCGCAGTGGTCAGGCATTTTCCCGTATTGGATAAAGAATACGTCCCCACGTTGAGGCTCTGTTCCGGGCGCAAGACGCACCAATCCCTCGTTACGGTAGTTCTGATCGAGAATGTCGTTATCGCCGGTGTACCACGATGGAATATGCAGGTGTGCGTTCGGGTTTAGTTCGACGTTAAACTCACGCTTCAAATAGTCCCGACACAACATCCAGCAATCGAATACGCCAAATACATACGGTCTGCCCAGGTATGGCATTTCGAAACCATCAGGAGTGATCACATTCATCTCGCTAAAATGGAAAGGGGCATCTCCCTCAACATTCTTGCGAATAGCCAGAATCATCCACGGAACTTCCGTCGCTTCGCAGCCTGCACGATCGGCATCAGATGCCTCTGCTGATTCATCAGTATGTGAATGCCAGATTGCGATAACATCACCCGCATCCTCTGCCGCCATAATGTCGTCAACGTGCATTACAAAAGTGTTCTGCGGGTTCTCCGAAACATTCCGCGCTTCCATAAAGCGATATTTGTCGCCATTAGTTCTAACCAGAAAGCCACACGCTTCATTAGGGTAGCGATTTATGGCGCAGAGATAGATTTGCTGCATAACGTCAGAGCCAAGCTCATGGATTGCTTTATTACCCATACCGCGTAGCTCCAATAAATCCGCCAAAATGGATCACACCGTCGGCAAAATAATTCCGACGCGCATTACAGGCGTCATAACGTTTTGTGCAGTAATCCGCACCAGACATAGACGTCTGCTGGTTATTTTTGTCGAAATATGGACCGGTATAGCCGCATTCTGGCCCTCGGTATTTCCACGGGCAGGTGTTTTTAATGATCTGACGATACGGCAGTTGCACCCCCATCAAATCGAACACACTGGACAATTCAAACTCGACAACCTGATGAGTTTCGAGAGTTTTCTGTTCGATAAACCACATTTCATCCGGGAAATGTTGGTTTGGATCTGCTGTTGGGTTGCCGTCTTTAAAATTAACGGCATCGAGGAAGCGAGCCAGCGTCATCTTGCGAATAATGCGGCAGCCAACAAGATCATCGTTCGCCTGAACTTCCGCAGAGACGGTTCCGGCAAAGTTCGATACCTGAATTTTTGGACGTGGCAACGTTCCCTGGCCAGTTTTGTCAAAGCCTGATGCTTTGATTGGCCACGGCTCGTATGTCACTCCTTGCCAGACGACCGGTTGCATCAGTTCGTTTGTTCCGGCGTGGAAGAATAGCTTCCCCCCTGAAGTTGTGTTCGACATATCCAATACGAACAACTCAATGAGTGCAGAGGGAGATAAGCTCTGAATATCAGCTTTAATTCCCATTGTTTCATCCTTGAAATAAGTAGGCGCTAACATCCTGTCAGCGCCACAATAATAGTAAATTAGTACTTACTTATCCAGATGCTTAAGCCTCAAATACTTGTCTGAATGTAGCAGTTAAGACACAGTACCCCTGATATCGCTTGACCGTATGACTGTCACATACAACTACAATCTGCTTGCCTCTTGGATTAACCCAATAGAACGATTCAACGCCTGATCGCTCAGTCAGGAAGTCATCGATTGCATTAATTTCGTTGTATAATCTGGTAAAGGTTAACGACCATTCTTCTTTAATACGATTAAGACCTTGAGCCTGTCGCTGCTCGTAGTCATCACCAAAATTAAGTACCGTTACATTCGGTTTTACGCTCTTTTCAGATTCGTAATCTGGATACCAATTAAACGTTTGTCTTTCCATCTCACATCCTTGTGAGACTGCCCCGGTCGGGGCAGTCGATAGTTAGTTACGTTGAGTGTTTGGGTTGAGTGATCCGCCAGGGCGTTTCTCTTGAGCGATAGTCTCAAGCGCGATTGCTTTCATCCGTTGAGCGGCATTGTTCCATATGCTTTCTGTATCGCCGGATTCTGTCGTGCTACCTGAACCGCCCCGGGTTTCCTGGAGAGTGTTTTATCTGTGAACTCAGGCTGCCAGATCATCGTTTCCGATGGAAGCATAATAAGCTTTTTCTGC